TGTTAACGGTGTTATTTGCCGTCCCAATGCTTTCAAATGCCGAATCACCTGGTGCGCCAAGATACACAGATAATGGCTCAATTCTGTCGGGACGTGGCTCGTATAAGGCAATTGCGTCACCGTTGAATTTAAGGGGGTTAAGCTGCGGTTCTTTAGGCTCGTAGTCTTCTGGGCATACTTTGTACCCGCGCCAGTTTTTGCGCAGAATATTGTATGCATAGCGTTGCCCGCAGTAGTCGCATAAGCCATAAGAGAATTTTCCGGTGGCAAAGGACACATTAGACCCCCAACTCAGGCACGAAGCTTATCCGCGCAGTCTCTCTATCCTCTGCGGCAGCTCTGGCCCATTCTTCTTCATAAATTTGTTTTAACGCAGGGGTTCGATCTGCAGCAAACTTAAGAGACAAATAGTAAGCCAGGCCGGCTGCCAAACAAGGTAGGAATCTGAAATTAACGTCTGCCGTATTGGTATATCCACCAGCATCTTGGATACGACGAATACGGTAGTACCTAAACTGATAAGGTCCGTTGTTATCCGGGCTGGGATAAAAATAAACCTTAGGAATGTTTGTACGCTCCACGTAATACTGCGCCGGTCGAGCCTGCGTAGATTTATCCGGAACGTCTAAATACTCTGCCCGTGTAATTGGATCAAGGGTGATATCTGTAGTTTGGCCTTGAGAAAAATCTCGTATTACAGCCGTTAGAACTTGAACAGTATCTGTGGGCAACGTGATCATTGTCCCACCTTGAGTCAAATTGTAGGTTGCTTCTTCGATGGTCCACAAATTTAATCCTCGATTGGCCCAGTCTAAAAACATAAGGTTAAGCGATCTACGTGCGGTGGTTAAATGATGACCAGTAGTCATCTGCATCCCGCAACGCTCAAACGCCTCCTCGACTAGCTCATCAATCGAGAGATTAAATATAGTGGTACCAGAAGTCGCCATTACGCGCAGCCACCTTTACGGTAACCCTTGACCATTCCGCCGCCCATCATTCCCATAGCCATTTTTTTACGGGGGCTAACTGCCATGCCGCCTTTGGCCATCAGGAGAGGACCGCTTGTTTTGCTGGTCTTCGAGATGTATTTATTTTTGGGACCGGATTCTACGCATCCGCCGCCTTTACTTGCAATTCCCATACCTTTGCCGGCCATGATTATTTGCCTTTCTTCATTTTCTTTTTAGCTGCGCCGCCCTTTTTCATGCCCATAGGCATCGCCGGAGCCATCATTTTCATGGCTCGACCTTTGGCATCGGCGGTCTTTCGCTTGAGAGCACGCCCCTCTTTATCCATCATTGACTTTTTCATTTCTTACCCTTTCTCGCCGTTTTGGCGGATTCACGAAAAGCTTTCGCCGTTGGAGCACCCTTTGAACCTGGCTTACGCATTTTTTCACCTGATCCAGCTGCAATACGTTTACGTTTTGCATGGATATTGGCATAAAGGCCAGGTTTAGCAGGCATATCAATTATCCTTTTTGAATAAGGCGGTCAATTTTCTCTTCAAGGCGGTTAAACCTTGCGTCAATGTGTTCAGTAATTCGCTGAACTTCTTCTTTAGTGACGTGATCACGGGCCACCTCCACTCGAGTTTGGTTTAGCGTCTGCTCAATTTGCTCAATTTTCTTAAATTTTTCTTGAGCCATATACCAAACAACGGCAAAAAAAGCCGACGCTAGGGTTAGTACTAGGTTCCAAATAAAACTTACTGAATCCATTTAGCATTTCCACCTTTTTCTCGCTTGACGTAAACGGCTATTTGGGTCCTTTGCTGCTTCTGGAAACTGCTTCATTTGACCAGCGGATCTTGCGCAAAATGACTTGCGTCGTTTCGCGCGGGCGGCGGAGGGTTTATCTTCGGTGACAGCGGTCTGCAACTTGCTTCCAGGATTGGCGCGACGATAGGCCGCCACGCCTTTCTTGGTCATTCCAGCCCCCTGTTTAGTCGGACGAAAATTGCCTGACTTAACCGAAGTTTTAATTCCCATGCCCTTAGCCATTAGGCCGCCGCTCCACCATAAAAGAACAGCGTTACGCTTGTAACTTCTGCATTGTTAAAATCAACAAAGACGCCTGAGTCAAACACAATTCCCATATCAGGAAGAATGAGGTCATATGCCCCCGCAGCACCAGGGGTGTTGATCGTCACTAAAGCTGTTCCAGCAGACGTAGACCCATTTTTCAAGCTGAACGAAGACGCTGTGTCGGTACAGGTGTAATAAATTCCAGCTACACGTGTTCGCCCCGAAATAGCGTCATCATCTGACGTCTTGGTCACCGCACTTATATTACTGTTGCTCATACGAGCCTCCTAATTAAGCAGGCGTTACGAGACCACTGGCGTCAGAAGGTGCCCAAGCAGAACCTGCAGTTGAACCGGTTGCGGTATAAATAATCCCCGTGGCGTAATCAACAACCATCTTGCCGGTGTACTTACCTGTGGTATTAACTGCGTTGGCAATTGCGCCAACGGCTGCTGCAGATGCCGTGGAAAGAGCAAATGAAACCCAGGTAGTTACGCCGTTGCCGTCGGTGGTTAAAACTTGTCCGCTGGCAGTGCCGTCGTTGGGGGGAAGAAGCAGTGTGTAGCTAGAAGCCAGCGAGTTGGGCGCATCCAAAGTAATGGTGTTGCTGTTATTACTCTGAAGCTGGATTTGTGTGGAAGTGAAAGCGCCAATAAATCCGTTTTGGGATTCGACTGGGCCGGAGAAGGTAGTCTTAGCCATTAAAGTAGCCTCTCATGCGAGTTAGGCGCATCTGTCTGCATGACGTCTAGCCGGGACTAGTCAGATGCACCGGTGACCCCGGAATAATGCCAATATACAGTAATTCTACAAAAAAGAAAGGGGTCTTTTGGACCCCTTTCTTACCCGTTTAAGCAGCTCCGGGGCAACCGAAGATACCGCGCGGATCGCTAAAGCCGAAGCTGTAGCGCTCACGTGCCTTGTAACGCACGTTACCGGTGTCAAAGTCGCCTTCGAAACCAGTCTTGATAGCAACGCGCTGGAACATCTTCATGCCGTTCGGGGCATCGGTTTTAATAAACCATGCGTCCGGATCGGTCAGGAAGTGGTTCACAGTGTATCCCTGGGGGATCATGCCCATGTTCTTGATGGCGTTGATATCGTTATCTGCCGTGCCAACGCGGAGCGTGGACTTCAGAATACGATCAGCCGTGAACTGGAGTTCCTTCGGGATGATCAGTTTCAGACCATTGATGGCGATCTTCAGGCCGCGCTCATCAGTAAACGCAGCGATGTCGATCAAAGCCTGCTCCAGAGCCGTCTCGGAAAGGTCGGCAGGAACGAGCAGTTCGTTGGCCAGATCAGGACCAGACAGCGTCGGGTGATCTGTAGCGCACAGAGGCTTGCCGTCACCGCCAATGGAGGTAACGAATGCGCCGTTCAGAACGGCAGCAGCCTTGATTTGCTTGGTTTGAGCCATCGAACGAGCCAGCGACTTGGTATAACGAGCTGCCAGACGGTCGTACAGGTTGTCCTCTACGGCCTCTTCTGTCAGAGCGAATGCCAAGGCGATGGTTTCGTGGGTGTAACGAGCTGCATAGACTTCTTGAGCGTTGTCATAAGCGACACCAGCACCTTCAGTCTTAACAGGAGCGTTACCGAAGCCAGAGAGCATTACTTCCTCTTCAAACGCGCGATCAGAAGTCTCAGTGTCATAGATTTCTGCGTGCTCGTTCTCGTAGTTGGAATACTCCAGGCCAAACAGAGCGTTGAGACCAGGCTCAAGCTCGCGTACTAGTTGGGAACGTGAAATTGCCATGGTTTAACTCCTATCAGGGCGCGGGTGCTGTATTAGCAACGCCAGCGCTGCCATACAGATGAGCGTTAATCTTAACAACTACGTCCACGAAGTTTTCACCAGGGGTGTTTTCCGGTGCATCGTAAAAACCAACGATTTTCAGGACGCGACCAGCAGCTACGTTGGCGATTGTGGACGAATCAAGTTCAGTTCCAGAAACACCAGTAGTTGCGCTGCCTGCGGTATAAGCGATGCTGGCATTCAGACCGATATCGGCCTGCACAACATCCTCATCAGCCTGGATCAGGAACAGTTGATTGGGATCATCAACAACTTCAGCACTAATAGTGCCTGCAGTAATGTTGACAGAACCCGGATAAAAATTGCTCCAAATCGGCTTGCCGGTTGTGGGATCAATGTAGTTACAGCCGTTAAAGACGCCTAGTGCAACAGTGTGCAGTGCAGCATCAAACTTAACGACATAACCGCCTGAGAGGGTGACCAGGTCACCTTGATAAATTGCTCCAGCCTGACTGTCCTGGATTTGGTAGCCGTACTGCTTCTGTGCGCCAGTAGCAGATAGGTTACCCAGGGGCTTCAGACCAAAGGCTTTATCTACGTTTGCCATTTTGTCTATTCCTTAAAAAATTAATCTTCGGCCTTACGAGGGCCACCGAAAGTTACTCTTGACTGGCGTTCCGGCTTGATTACACGCATAGTGTCATGCGCGTTTGTTTTCATCAGGTCGTTATCGACAGCCATCAACTGATCGCTCGTCCGCTGTTGGTAATACGCATTGCGCTCGTCAACGGTTTCTTCAGGGATACGAGCCAGAACTAAATCGCCCACGCCAATAACGCCGGCATGGCGACCATTCTCCATTGTCGGAACCACAAAGTCTGGGTGTTCTTCACCACGAACCAGCTCATACCCCTCGCGGAGTTTTCCAGCTACGTTCTTGTTGTCTTCCAGCCCAGCCGCTTCACGGCGAATCCAACGATGCTTGTATCCCGGAGGAGCTTCGGGAGCAGCTAAACTCGAAGGGCGAACCCATGACTTTTTGCGCTCCGTTTTTTGACGGGTCTCTGCTGCACGCGATGTGCGATCGATTTTTGCTTCAGTCATGATTATCTCCTTACGTACTTAGCGTATTCTTCCAGGGGGACACCTAATTTTCTTGCAATGGCCACTTCACTAGGTGTGAGTTTTATGGTCCTGCGCCCAGATTGGCTCACGGATGAACCGCGAGTTGCAGGTGCAACACCGGGGGCGTCTACATTGGTGTTTACCTGAGGTTTCTTAAACTTATGTGGAAACTCCTTACGGATTCTCCGATTTAACTCATCGTAATACTCATCACTTGACAAGTCAAACCCTTCTCGAGCTAATTGTCCATGAATGGCATAGGCTCCATTAGTCATAACCTCGTCCTCGCCAAACCACTCATTCTCATCCGCCCATTTTTCAGCTTTTGGATCAATTGGCGCCGGTTTAGCGGCGGCAGGGGCATATTGTTGAGTTTGGGGAGCAGCTTCTGCTTGCGGAGCTGCCTGGCGTTGTTGGGCAAGTTGATTTGCCCGGTCTTGTTGAAGAATGAGCTGGGAAAGAAGCTTTTGGGCTTCCACAACAGCTTTCCCGTCTCCTCTTTCCACGGCATCCTGAAGGTTTGCCTCAGCAATAGCCAATTGAGAGTCAACGCGCGTCTTAAATTCCGTCACGTAGCCTTCGTCTAGGGTCTGGACCCGTGTTTGAGCTACCTGAAGGTTTGCCTGCATTTGACGGGCATATTCCAGGGCAGCCTGTTCGCGGCGTTCTGCCTCGCGCAGGCGGGCGGTCATCTTGTCAAGACGTTTTTTGACCTTATCGCCATATTCATGGTGCTCTGCAGCATCGTTCTGCCTTTTGGGCGGAGCTTGCTCTTCGACGGTCTCTTCGGGCTGCTTTAATT